CGTCATTCTCAGGCGTGATGTCATCGCTGTGAAATTTCGCTTTGAGCGATTCCATGTCATTCAGCGTCACGGCAAGGCCGTTGCTTGTCTGAGATGGCCCGACCTTTGCGCGAGCCGTTCCCGTAGTGGGTACGTACTTTGACGTTCCTGCTCCGGCAGCCCATTTGTACGCCGTCCGGTTGGACGCGCGAGCACGGAGCTTGTCGATGTGATGCTCAATCACGGAGGCTCGCTTGTTGTACGCCACTGTCAGCTCCTCGCTGTCCTGAATGAGCGTCGGGTCGGTCGTCAGCTCTTCGAGGATGTACTGAGTAGCGGCATCCGTTCGCTTTGCAATCGTTGCCGGAAGTGAAGACCGGTCAACAGCAACCGCCGGGATCGTACCTGCATGAGGCAGCTCGACGGAGTTGTTGTTCACGTAGGAATCATCGTTGATGGAACGATTCATCCACATCCATGTGGGAAACAGCTTTTGCTGAATGTCCCGCTCGAATAGTCTGGTTAAAAGTTCTGCAGCCATTATTGGTTATGCTTTTGTCCCCGTCAATGCGAGGTACTGGTTCGACAATTCATTGAATTTCTGGCGATCAGAGTTGTGGAGGTCCAGCAACTCATCCTGCCTTTTTGGATTTTCAAACAGGTCGATCACATCCTTGGGATCGCCTTTCTTAGCGGCATCCTCATGCTTTTTCTCCTGTTGTTTCCTGTAGGTGTTCTGCACGCTTTTGCGTGTCTCCGTGGTGACCACCCGGATTGATTCGAGCTGGGCCTTCACGGTTTCGGGATCCTTCTTGGCGGCTTCCACCCAGTTGTCCCTTTTCTCCTCGTCGATCTTGCCGTCTTCGATGGCCTGATCAACAATGGATTCGGCAAACGCTTCCCTGGCCGAGGTGTTGGCAGTGCGAAGCTCTTCAAGCTCAGCCTGCAACTTGCTGATTTGGGCCTCCAGGCCCGACTTCTCCTCGGTATATTCGTTCTCCTGTGCCTCGATGGCATTCAGGATATCCTTTTCGGTAGCGTTAGCCTCAAGTGAGAATTTCTTTACGAGATTTTTCATTTGAGTCTGTTTTTCGATGATTTGATTGAAAACTTTATATCGGTCACTGACAGCCATGTGGTCCCCCACCCTGTCAGATACATTTGTTCGTATAATTTCGTCAATGAATCCGTAGGAAAGCATCTCCTCGGCGTTGAAGTCTACCTCGTCCTCCATCCACTTTTCGATCACGCTTTTCGGCTCTTTGCATCTGGAGCTGAGCATCTCAAGCAGGTTGTCCTTCACAATGTCGAGCATCCGGCCATCAGCTCCACTCGGCAGGTGAATCATCATCTGCGCAAAGTCATTGGCCGTGCGGCGCTTTCCGAACTGGCTGATCACACCGGCCATAGAAGCAGCGAGGCCGACCACATGCGTGTCGGCGTCGAAATCCTTGATGGCCTGAATGATTCCGTAGCCTCCGAACACGGAGCCACCGGGAGAGTTGATGTAAACTTTGAGCTTTTTGCCCATGCTGTTGTAGTAACGCATTTCGTAAGTGAAATACTCAGCATCAAGCGTCGAACCGATCTCACCATATAGCAACATGGCTATGGTGTTTGCGTCAATTGCGTTGCTGTATCTCGGTTCCATAGTATATTCGGCTACACGAATATATGCAAAATTTATTAATTCAAAAACTCCAGCTTTACAAAACCGCGATTTTCACCCGTTGCATTGTACGGCGTGTCGTCAAACTCCCCTCCACCAGTGCGCACCAGGTTGATCCCAAAGTCAGCCCCACCGTCGCCATCCACAATGGTGATGTATCCATTTCCAAGATTTTCAAAATCGAAAGACTGTCTTGATGGTGTTCCGCTATCTTGCATGATGACCGCTGACATGTTGACGATTTTTTCAAAGTCAATGCCTGCGCTTGGATATACAAGAATTGTTTTACTCGCAGTAGTATCCATATCCCAATCACCAAGTTCAAACACTCTGGTCTGCACTTTCCCGGAAATCGCTTCCCGCACTGTAGGCCGGAATATCGGATCCTCATCGCAATCAATCAGGGCATACTCAGCGCTTGTTCCTGAACCGCCAACCGAGGCGGCGATCTCAATGTCGTAGTCCCGCAAGACACCATCGGAGAATGTCTCCTGTGAGGTTGTTCCTGAATCGTAATTGATGTAGAGCACATCGCGGCCACCCAGCGTTCCCGCGGCAACTCCAGTAGAAGCAGGCACGGGCCGCTACCGCTCACCTCGCAACCGGTCACGATCAAGCCGGTAGCATTCGAGTCGGCTACGTTGGTCACCGGCCAGCTTTTGTACACCGTCTGAAATTCGCTCAGCATGGCCTCAAGAACATCCCACAGCTCCTGATTTAAAATGGAATTCAGCGTCTTGTCAGAGGTCACCGGAGCGCCGGCAGTTCCATCAAGTGGATTTACAAATTTCTTCATCAGTATGTCGTTATTTCGTAAGTCTTCCCCGTTACCTTGATCAGCTTGACCTGCTGCTCAAGCAAGGCAAGGTTTTCTGTCGTGGCATATGCCGCCGGCATCTTCACCAGGAAATCGTATCCGGTTGGCGTTGAAGCCACTGCTTTCGGATAGGCCCAGCTTGTAAAGTAAAATCCTTTCGGGTACGCATAGTTCTGGTTAGTGCTCGCCGTGCTGTATGCGTACATGGTCACATTTGTGTCTTCAATCGTCTCTATGATAATGAATGGAGCGATCGTGATTCCGAACACATAGTTGAGCGCCGCCTGGAATACCATCTTCTGCCCGTTCCACTGCGCCCTGGTGGCCACCCCAATGATCTCATCTTTATCGCCGGCGAGCAGGCTCGTGAGTGGCTTCAACAACGACCCGAGAAAGTCGACCATGGACGTGCTTCTCAGGCGAGGCGGCAAAAGCATCTGCGCCTGAATCCTGAAATCCATATCGAGCAGATTAAAATTCATAGTGTCTCAGGCTTCATGGTCAGTTTGTCGGCCAATGTTTCCCCGGCAGTATCTTCCCCAATGACCGAGCCGGAAAACGTCTGGTAGTAACCCTGCAGGTCGATGCTTGCAGCACTGGCAAATATCGTGTTGTAATCACGGGCCTTGATTGAGGTGTACTCCACGCGGCTTACCCCGGTCACCGACTGGATGGCGTCAGTCAGCTTGATCACAAACACCACCCCATTGAAATTGTCATCCTGAAACGTAGAGAAGAAATTGTCAATAGCAGTGATGACGTTCGTTTTTACATCAGAGGCCGTGTACTGTGCTGCGTAGTAGATATCGGCCTCGACATACAGCCGGTCCGGGTACTCGGTGACAAAAGCAGCGGCCACACCGGCAAAGCCGATGCCTTCCTGAACCGAAGTGCCATAATAGTAGTCCTTGACTGCGTCCAGCTCGGGGGTGGTCAGCGGCTCTATCGCCGGGTAGGTGCCTTTTGCGACCTTGATCGTCACTGGATTGCCATCTACCACGGCGCACTGCGTGATGATCTGCTTGCTTTCATCCGGCACAGCATACTGCGGGCTGTAATTGTCATCCAGTGTGATGATGTCACCGTACTGGAAATTGTACATCTGCTGCTGGAGCCACTTTTGATTTCCTGAAATAGCAGCATCGGCCAGGTCGGAGATGTCCTGCTTGAAGATGTCGTGGAGCGCCTCAAAGGTCCGTATGGCCATGGCGGTGACCAGGATCAGCAGGTTGAATATACTCACCTGTGATCCACCATCTTCCGGGAATAGGAAGTTGTCGAGAGATGTGTAGTTTCTGATCTCGGTCTTTATTGCCGATTTAATTTCAGTCAGCGATCTGGCCATTGACCTGCGGTGTTATAGTTCCTTCAAATTCAACCTGCTCTCGGTACGAGCCCGGATTTCTCCAAACCGTCCGGTATGATCGTATGGGTTTGTCCACTGTATTCTTGTCGTCATCCCACTCCACAGTAATCTCTTGCAAAGTACTGAAATCCGTGCCACGAAACCGGTGGATCACCTGATCAAATTTATCTAAAAGGTCGTATGTCTTCAACGCGCTCGGAGTCGCCCGGAGGTAAGACTCGATGGCAAAATGAAAATCAATACGCACCACTACATCTTTCACGCCGAGCGCACGATTATGGGTTTCCTCCGCAATCAAATCAATGAAGACGGCAGGGTACGGGAAACCCTCCTCTGTGCGCTCGACCAAACTCTTGTCAATCTGATCGTTCCATTCTTCCACCGTCTTGAAATCATCCTTCAGGCTGGTCCGTATCTCCTCACGTATCTGTTCAAACAATGACCTCATCGCAACATCGCTTTACTGATTTTCTGATCGATCATCTTTGCAATCCTTACGGACAGCACATGAGAGTGGCCAATAAACTTTCTCCTGGGGAATCCGATGCCATGCTGGTGCAGGTGCATGTACGGAACGTTCGTGCCTATCTTCACCCTGTTTTGACCCACACTAAGCACCTTGATGCTCGCTTTCCCTTTCCCCGTTTTCACCAGAGTCTTACCGCCGTACCTGGCCTTTTTCTTTGGCCACTTTTCTACCGATCGGTCAATAAATCCTTCAGCGGGGAATATGGCGTTCTTCACAAAATGTACCGTCATAGATCCGGCCTCTTGCAGTATCTCCCTTCGGGCCTGAATCACTGCGCTTCGCTTAGCCCTGAAATTGAATCCGGTATTTGGTGCGTTCTCCTTGTGCATCAGTAGTTCTTTGTTGGGTCCGGCTGCGACGGCATTTTCGCACGATCCACCTCCGTGCCGTAGGTCCTGTTGATGTACTCCTTCGGGTGTACAAATCCCATCTCGGAAATCGTCGCGTCAATCTCAATCCGGTCGCTCAGTCCGACGTGCTCCGTCAGGTCGTACTTGAATTTGCATCCATGGAAGTCAGCGCCACGCTTTTCCATGAACGGCATCAACTTATTGTTTACTATCCATTGGATGAACTTTGCGTCGGCATCGCCATACAGATTCGATATGTTCTCTCCGACCTCTCCGACCACCCTTCCGGTGTTGTTCGTCACCACATCCTGCCCAAATATCAGCTTGGCGATCTGCTGGTCGGCGTACAGAGCAAACTGCTGGTAAACCAAAAATGCGTCACGTCTTGCAATGCCTGAGAAGTGCAGCTCCTCATCGGTGCCGATCACCGCATACCCGGCGCTACCCATCTGCGCAAGATCGCTCAGCAAACTCTGTCGGTCTTCGCCCTGCGCCTCAGACTGAACCCACCGGATGTCCATACCCATGATCTCGGCATATTCGCTCCAGTTTTGCAAGACGTTTTCCTTCATCAATACATACTGCGAACAGGCGTACAGAAGGCCGTAGTCGTTATTTTTGCCTACAAATAGCAGGTTTTTTCCGGTTTTCTCGTTGAAGATGTCGACGCCCTCCATGTCTCCTGTGGTAGAAACTATTATTCCCCATTCCGGTTTGACGAAATCCCGGTCGATGACCTCTACTGCGTCATGGTAATGTCCCTGGTCATCAAAGTACTGCTCGAAGACGTCCTTTTCGTTGTTGTACGGGCCAAATTCGAACAAAGTAAATCCCCACATGATGCTGTCCAGGCAGTCAGAGACAAATTCCTTAAACCATGGTGCTTCAAACATCTCTGTCACTGACTCATTTTCCGATCCGTCCGAGGTGACCATCTTGAATTCCTTGTCGTAAGTCTTCATCTTACGGGTGTTCCACTGCGCCAGCACTGTCGGGTCTCGCATGACGCGCCGATAGATCTGATGGAGGTCGTATCGGTCCCTGTTGACCGATTTTGCGTTGTCGACGGCCAGCCTGAACGTGCGGAGGTCTTCACGAGTTTCGTATTTCCATGGGGTAGTGGGGATGTTCGACTTGCTCTTGCGGCCTCTTGGAATTTTTTGCTCGTTCCTTACATCGAGTTTTATGTCGTAGCCAAATAGTTTCATTCTTGCAGGCTATTGTCCAAAAATGGTTTTGACAGAAATTTCGTATTGCTTCCGAATTTTGAGCCGGTCACTACCGTCGTGGCATCGCCGAGCCCGGGCAGCGCCATCCGTCCGGCCCTGGCCATCTCCAGCTTTGAAATGCAATCATCGTAATCCCTCTCTCGCATTTCAGGAATGTCCCTGGGACTGATGGTGTGGTATAGGTAGTACAGCGATATGCATGCCATGCACTTCATGATGAGCCTGTACCTTTGGTCCGGGTCGTCATCGCTTGCCTTGGCAAACTCGGTGGCTGTATCAAATCTTGAGACGAGGTAGGCTTCAATTGTGTTTTGCGCCGTCAGCTCTGCCTCTTCCAGTAGACTGTCCTCTGTCTTGGCCGTCTCCTCTGCCGCTTGATGCAGGATCTCGTTGAGGTGTTTAACGCCTGTTACAATGGAATAGTCGTCTCTTGATATATATCTCGCCATTATTGCACGGTAAAACTCGTTCCAATAAACCAAAATCCAATGCCTCCGGCGACGACATTCCGAACAGGAACGAGTCGAGACACGGATTGAGCATTGGTTGTAAACCTGCTTCTGCCTGAGACCGTAGTCGTAAGGCGTTTTCTGCCGATGTTAATTGTCATCGATTTCGATTATCAGTTTTCCTTCGAGCAATATCGCATTGGTATTGGTAATTACCTGATAGTAAAACTCCCCCGGCTTAATGCTGGCACTGGCCTTGCTCACTGTCAGCGTAATTTCATTATTATTCGCCCCTCCGACGCTGATTTCAGAGTCTCCACTGGTGAGCTGAAAGTGGTTGTCTGCCCGAACCGGCCAGTGCTTGACGTTCATGGTAAACGAAGTGAATCCACTGAGATCGTAAGGATTGTTGCTGTCATCCGGGTCAAACAGTGGGATTACAAACGCCGCCTCTTCCGCGAAACGCATTTTTAAATCAATGTTCAGCGCCTTTATTGCTGAATACTCTGTAGCCATAAGTATATTTGTCTACACGAATATACTATATTTTGTATTTTAATTCCTAATTCTGTTGCGCTTTAGCCGTAACGGGCTATTTTTTGGCCCTTTGTGAAAGATTTTGTGAAAGGAATGGTGAGCCTTTCATTTCTTAAACTCTAATACATAAATGTCGTTTTCGTTTGTATTGTTTTCGGTCGTTTTGTCTCCATTTTTCAGCGTTCCAACAGTGACGGCAAACTTTTGCCCGACGGGAATATCTGAAAAATTCATAGGGGCATTCATCCTCCATATACCATCATCGACGGTAAATATATTTTCTGTTTTTTGCTCTAAAAAAAATCTCGTTATCCTTTTTTGCAAATTTACATCATCGCTTTTTAAGCCGCTATTCCCATCCAAAAACATTTGCTCTACAAATTCACTAGAGATCACCCCCTGATCTGTCCACTGATTGTTTAAAAACTTATATTGATGTAAGTTTCCGTCAATCACAAAAGTGCTATATATCTGATTTTGGTCTATGTATCCGGTCCATTGCCCGCTGCCAGGTGCTGTGGTGTTTGTCGCAAAAACAAAATTGGCCTCTAATTCTGCCCATGTCAATGCGCCGGAAGTGTTTACGTTTTTGTTAAATGATTCGCTTAAATTGTAAATTACATACGGCTCAGTACGCTTGAATTTTAGCGCAAGTTGATTGTAATAAATTACCGCCGTGTTTGCTGCATTGTTTAGCCTTCTACTGAAAAACAAATGACACCAAACCGGATCTTTATCATGCCCTTGAAATGCGGACGGGTAATATCTTGCGTCTCCGGTCCATTCGGCAGGCGGTGATGGATCGTGTTCTGTTATCTGAACGGGGGTGGTCCATGTTGTATTATTGTCGTATGTGCTTGTATACAAATTGCCGTCTCCCCCCGTTGCTAATGGGTCTTGTCTGCCAATAAATACTATTTCGCTTGCGCTATTTACATAAGGCTTGCAGTAGTCACCAAATTCACTAGACAATCCTTTGTATTCAAAGCTGCTAATGTCATATGCTGTTGCCATCCTCCATACTTCGACACGGCCTTTACTCACAGAAGGATTATGTTGGCGCATAATCAGGGAAATACGGCCAGTTCCGTCATTTATTAGCGAAGGAAAATCGTGCCTGTCTTCGCTTGCACTGTCTCGATCCATAAATTGCAGACTCGAATTACCATTGTAATATTCAATAATGGCGGGTCTTTGATTAGACGTATATGGATTGGTGTTTGTGCAAAGATACGTCCTACCTGCGCTGTATAGAGCATTGGGGCCATATAGCCCGTATAACCCAGTTGGCAAAAAACTTAAATTGTTGTCTGCTCCACTATAATACCAAGAGTTACCCGTGTATTTGATTCTGCGAATTGTAGACAAAAATGCAATATGGCTCATTAAAAACTATCGTATGAAAGTGCAGACCCCGTATTGTACAAGCTGGTTATTTCGGCAGAAGTTAGCACCTTGCCCCATACACCTACTTCGTCGATTAATCCGTTTGCAAAACTATTAAAGAAAGTTCCATCAGTCGATGTACTAAAGGCTCCCAAGTAAAACGGATCGGCTGTATTTTGATGTACGCCACCTGAAAAGGCTGCGGTCACGGGTGTATTATTGTTCACTGCGATACCTATTTCATTGTTTACCGAATCGTGCCAAACAACAATGTGATACCATACACCAGTTGAAGGACTGCCAATTCCCGTATCTATTACGCTTGTGCTCGCCGCTCCGTCATCGGAAACAAAAAACTGAAATGCATCCGTGGGTGGATTATACCCCAGCACGTAACTCCTATTGTTATCCTCGCTTGCCCATAATCCCACAAGACCGAGCAAGGCACTTAAATCAGATGCATTATACCACAGCGATATGCTAAAGTCTTCATCGGCAAATGCAAAATCACCATTGGCCGGCGACGTAAGTGCTTCCAAATTGTTGGCAAAATTTGCCGCATTATTCAATATACCTGTGCTGCTTCCCACCGTGTTCACGTCTGTAAGTGTATTACTAGCATGAGCATCAGCCCTGTTTCCGCTTGCTTCGTCTAGTTTCCAGTAGCTTATTAGGTTTGTTGTTAGGTTCACTGCCGCCCCTACATTATTCTGCACAATCGCATCCGTAATATCCGCAAGCTCATTACCAGCAGCATCGGTAGTATTCCCCGTTGCACTGTCGTAGCTGATCGTCACCGTCTCACCGTTGGCAATGCTTCTTGACAATCCAAGCACCGGCGTAGTCGTACCCGATCCCGATACAATGCTGTC